CGTGAGCATCTGCAGCAACATGGCAGGCCGATGTCAACAGCAGAATGCGCTGAGCAGATGGGCATGAGTCAGCACGAGCTGCAATCGCACATCATGCGGAATGTACCGCACAGCAGCCTAGATCAACTGGTCAGGGATGACGGCTCGCCATTGGTTGACATGATCGTTGACGAGCATCAGCATTACGACGATTCGCTGTCTATGGAATATGCCGAGCAACTAGAGCTGGCGTTGTCATTCCTTGCTGACCGGGATCGCGATATTGTCGCCAGCTACCACGGATTAGGAGCGCCGAAAAAGACGCAAGGCAAGATTGCTGAGGAGCTTGGTATAACGCGCAGCGCGGTTGGCCAGATCCATGATCGGTCGATGCGGCGGCTTCGTTTGATGCTCACCGAGAAACGCTGATGTCTCAAGATGCGCGATGTGACCTGTCGCTTGTTGAATGAGTCGCGTGTAGTAGGCATTCTGCTTAATCAGCGAGGCACATAGTGATCGCACATCCCTATCGTCTGGATGCATCAATGCGCTGCGTGATTGCGCTTCGATGCGCAGTTCTTCTTCAATGGTCCATTTGACCATCATCCAGTCACCCCATGTCATGGTGTCATATCTTCAGTCCATGCTTCAATCTTAGATTGCCGCTCATCAGTCCATGATGATTGCAGCTTGAACCATTGGCGCCATTCTTCGCTTCCCTTGCTGCGGTTGCATTCGCGGCAGGCCGGCACAAGGTTATTCACGACGGTGTTCCCGCCCTTGTGACGCGGCTTGACATGATCTAGCGTGTCGGCCGCAGCATCGCAATAGGCGCAACAATGCTGCCATGCTTCGAAGATTTGCTGCCTGAATCGTTGCTTAGCGGAGCGCTTGGGAACGAGAGATGTGCCATCAATCTGATGATCCACGCAACTCCGGGATGGGTAGAACGTTGACCGAAAGGCCAAGGATGTGATCGTTGGATGGCGCCAACTCAGTGAGCCGCGCCACGAAGTTATCGCTCACATTCTCAGGGTCGTCGTCTTCGCTTTCGACGACGATTGTGTACTCGATCTCAAGGACGTACTGCCTCACGCAGGACTTACCAACATCGCCCAGCCGGTACCGGGGCCATCCACCTCCCAGCGGCGCAGCCAATTCTTACGGCTGTAGGCGATGCCTGCACCGTTGCTGTGGTTGACGTAGCCGCCGTTCACCATGTCGGCCTCGCCGTTCGGATCGTTGTGGATGTAGGCGCCGCTGGTTGCGCCGATGATTACGGACCAGTGGCCGCCTCCGGTTGGTGCGCCGACAGGCCCCTTGTGTAGCCAGCCGACCATCACGGGGCGCCCGGCTTCGAGCTCGGTCTCGATCACGGCAGGGTTGCAGTTGGTCCGTAGCCGTGCGGTTAGCGCCAAGGATTGCAGCGCTTTGATCTGCGCTTGCGCGTCGGTGGTGTCGCCGTACTTGACGCGGATCTTGTTGTAGGCATCGTCGCCGCTCACCTTGCCGTAGAACTTGGCCACCATGGCAGCGCTACTGCTGAAGCATTCGCGGTAGCCGGTGCCGCTGGCGTTATCGTTCTGCGCCTCATATGGCACACGTAGCAGGATGCCCTGCTGTTGCGGTTGCGGTGTGCCCTTCTGCCAGAGTGCGCCCTCAGCCTTACGTCGGCGCAGCAGGCCAGCCTCAACGGCAGAGCCAGGGTTACGGTAGAGCGGCATGGCTGCTGGCACCGATGGCCAGTCCTTGTCGCGCAATGCAGCGCTGATGGTTTCGAACCCAGTGCTGCCGTAGAACCCAATGCCGAGGTTGTAGGCAAAGCTGATCAACGCGCAGCGCTGCGGATCGCTCATGCTTGCCCAGTGCGGGATCGCACGCAGGCGGTCTGCGATGCGGTCCACCTCTAGGCGGAGCAGCATGTCAGCTTCGATGACGTTGATCTTGTCGCCGCGCTTGACCGGATCGCCAGCGCCATAGCGCGTGGTGCCGTATCCGATCGTCCACGGATCGCCGCCGCTCAGCGGATCAGGGTAGGCGCTGAGGTGGCAGCCTTCAAACTCCTTGATGATCTGGATCGCATCGGCCAGATCGGTTTGCACTCCGGCCGTACTCCATGTCTTGAACCATGGCTGATCGCGGCTCAGAAGGCGCGGGCCAATGGCAGCTTCCAGCTCGCTGATCGCCGCCAGCTGATGCGGCAGCCCCTTGAAGTAACGGAACAGATCAACCAGTCTGAGCTGCGTCATGGCCGTTGCAGGTGCTGCGGTACTGGCTGCCGGTAGCTGAATGCGCTCTTGATTTCGGACCAAATGACAGGACTGAGCATGGCGGCAACAACGGCAAGGATCACCACCTGCGCCATCCGCGTCTCCAGTCGGCCAACGCGGACGCCCAATCCGCTCCGCTCAGTCTTGTCGGAGATGGCAGCATCCAGCAGCTGCTTGAGCTGGCCTTCCAGCACGCCGATGGCGCGAAGGATCTCACCGTGCGTAGGCTCAGTCACCGCTTGCGGGAGGCAATGCCACGCAGTGCGCCGAGGATCAGCTGGGTCCAGCTGTTAGCGCGAACGCCGGGCACGATTGCCAGCAGTTCAGAGCCAGCCAGCAGCGCTATGGCAATGCTGGTGATGCCTTCTGGTGTGGGTGCCATAGCTGGCGTGAATCGCTATCTCAGGTTAGCTGCCCGATGCAGCACCACCAGCCAGGGTGGCTGTAACGGTGGAGGCCAGGCCGGCAGATGCTGCGGCAACCACAGCCGGCACGCTGATCAGGCTGATTGAGACGTTCACATAGCCGGCGGATAGGTGATCTTCCTGCGGCTGCGCGGCATAGCGCCAGTGCGTGGAGGTTGGCACCAGATCGGTAAAGCTGGTGTGCCCGGCCCAGACTTCAGTGCTGAGCGGGAAGGCGATGTAGCCGCCTTGTTGCTCGCGGTAGTGATCGCGCAGCAGCTTGGCCTCTGCCTGAGTGAGTGCAGCAAAGCCCAGCTCAAGGTTGTGGCTGTAGGCGGTGGTGCCATGCCGGAAGCGGACGCTGCCACCACCGAAGCCCTTTTCTTCGGTGACGGGGAAGGTGCCCATGCTGTAGCGGCGTGTGGCCGGCTCCAGTGCCGGGAAGGTGGCCATCAGTTCTGCAGCGTGATGGTGCTACTGCCCAGGCTGAAGGTTGCAGAGCTGCTGCTGACATCACCGCCGAAGTCCACATAGCAGACCAGCTCATCAGCGCTGCTGGCGCCGCCGCGCGACTTGTAGATCACAGCAGCCCTGGCGGTGATGGTGCTGGTGGCCCAGTTCACAGCAGCAAAACTGAGCGTGACGCGATCGTTGGCGGTGTCCTTGGTGACGGTGCAGGCGCTGGTGACGCCGCCAGCGGTGTAGCCGGTGCCACTGACTTCGTTGGTGACATCATCACGCTTGTCGTGCGTGTCTTTGTTCGGACTGTAGGCCGATGTGACCAGCATCACCTTAAAGGTATCGGTGTCGAAGTCGATGGCACCACGGGCCATGTCATCAACGGCTGAGTTGTAGATCAGGGAAGCCATAGTTGATGCTCAGATGGATTCATTCTGCCGAGATGGCAGGCGGCTGCGGCCAGGTGATGTCAAACGGGTTGGCAGCATCGGCCAAGTCGCGCAGGGCCTGGCGGTAGGCGGCCCAGGCGTCACGATCGGCGCCGAGGTCATAGTCAGCAATCTGCGTCCAGTCGCTGGCCTTCAGTAGCTCAATGCGCCGCTGGCGGACCTTGGCGTACTGCGCCTGCAGCTCATCGAAGCCGTAGGGACGCACCACAAAAGCGCTGCCATCCCAGTCGATGGTCTCCAGCTTTGGGTTGCACTCGGGGCGTTCGTAGGGGCCGGTGTAGCCTGCACGCTCCAGCTCGTCAGGCGTGAAGGTGCTGGCGTCGGTGCGGGTGCTGCCGTCCGCAAAGCGGATTCGGTGCGGCAGGGGTGCTGGGGTGGTGGCGTGGTGAGAGTAGAGCATGATCAGACGAGCGTGATACTCCATTTGGCTGCAAGAAAGCTTTGAACAGCATCTCTATCGGTGCTGCCAAGGACTGAGGAGAAACATACGACCTCGCCTATTAGTCCAAACCATCCTCGATCTGCGTTATTACGATCCATGCCAATTTGAAAGCCAGTAGTTAGTTCTACAGCTGTATCGTCGGCTTTTTTAATACGAAGCAATGATGCGGAGTTAATTGCAGGCAAAACGCTATTGAATGTATTGGTAGTGCTGCCATTTACAAATGCTCTTGACCAAGAACTGAAGCCAGCAAAGGCCGCTGCGGATGGGCTACCAGTTAAATTAACTGGATCTGCCGTCCCGCCAGCTAATCCGTTGTAGTCAGGAAAAGTGCTGTCAAACGCGGCATCTAGCACAATGTACATCTCGGCAACGTCCGTAGATGTGCTGCTGGTATTCCTAAGGCGGTTGCTATGAGTTGAACTGCCCCAGTCGGCGCATTTTTTGCTGTTAATTCCCGTGACGTATTGTGGGCCCGTCGTTGTCTTCGTAAGCGTCCAGTTTCTACTTCCTTTATCGGTGATCTGCGTTAGTTCAGTGCCTGATGTCGTTACGGTTGCCTCGTCGGCAAAGTCATACCAAAGAATTGGAGACAGTGCTGGGATGGGATTTGATGGGAGAGTAGTTGGCCAAATTGCAGCGCGTTTTGCCACGCTCTGTTCATTCTGAAACCACAGGCCAGTCGCCACGCTAGTTGTTGGCGTACGCCGAGCGCCCATTAGTCCGCCGTTGAATCCCAACATCAGCTGATGTCCTCGTAGCTGATAACCAGCTCCAGGTCGCCGGTGGCGCTGGCCTGTGCGCGGAGGCTGTGGCCTTCCTCCAGGTAGATGTATGCCTCGCGGGTGACCATCACCTGCGTGGCATCCGCTGGCACGGTGATGGTCTTGCCAATGGCAAAGCCGGTGGTGCCGTTGTAGTGCTCCAGGCTGATGTCAGCTGCTGCGGTGCCATCCACGTTGGCGCAGTACACCGAGTTAATTTTCAGCACCTTGCCGCTGCTGGCGCCATTGCTCAGCGCTGCAGCCATCGAGGTGGTGACGGCATAGCCGACCGTCTTGCCGGTGACGGTCGTGACGGAGCTGCCTGATTTGATGTTGGGGGCTGCCATGAATCAGTCCCAGGCGGTGTAAGGGTCTTCATCCCAGTATAGGAATGAAGAGAAGTCGTAACCGCCACCATCAGCAACCACAGAAGCCGTACCACCTGCCAAGGTGATCGTGATGCTCTCCTGCAGGCCGCTGGTTGTGACCGCGCCAGCAAATGCCAGTGTGATGATCACTGCCAATTCAGTGCCACCGACAAACTTGCCTTCAGGCGGCACGGTCTCAAGCTGCAACTCGACGTTGTAACGCCCGCAGTAGACGTCATCGACGGTTGGCGGGTCCGTGTACCGCCAGCGGTAATCCGTCAGCTGGTAGTCGCTGATGGTGGTGACGCCGCTCCAGATGCTGGACGGCAGGGTAAAGCTCTCAAAGCTGCCGAACTGGCCTTGGTAGTGGCTGAGGATGCTGAGCATGTCAGCCTCGGCTAAGGCGATGAAGCTCAGCCGGACTGAGCTGCTGAGCATCACGTTGCTGTGGCGCACGCGATTCTGCAGGCCGTTGTAGGTGGTGAACGGCGTGTGCGGATATTCGCCTGGCGTGAAGGCGCGCGTGGCTGGCGTCAGGGTCGGGAATACTGCCATGGTTATGTAACCGATGAAATCCGCAGCGCTACTATCAAATCAGGTGGGCCTTGTGCGCCAAAGAACCAGCCGCCATATGTCGGGTCGTAACATTGAACAACCCGCGAGCCAGCTGGCCCATCTGCTATGTAGGGCGGATAGGTATAGCTGGTATAGATTCCATTTACCCAGTTTCCAAATTGCAGAATTTGCCACGTGTAATTTCTGCTAATCACGCCAGAGCCAACGGTGACGCTACTTGCAACTTGGATGCCATTGTTGCAGGTAACCACTGATGTAATCAGTGGGCCATCGCCCACTTGCAGGACGATTGCGTATTGGCCAAGATCAGACCCCTGCCAGAAAGTGACCGAGTTGGTAGGCCCTCCAGGGGTTGTATAGACAGGAGGATCCTGCGTGTAATCAATCGTTGATACAAGCACTCCATTCTCATACCAGTCAACAAGCGCAACGCCTGATGCACCACAAGGCCCGACCGCTGGAGCAATGAACGAGCCAGCTGGCGGCGTGGCCGAAAATGGCGATGCTTGCATTTGGAATGCAGGAGCATCCAGCCCATCATCAGCGTTGCCGGTGTCGCCAGTTGGCGCCGAATCATCAAAGC